CGTGTTTAAACCACACGGCAACGTATGGGTTTTGCTTCCCTGCTTTTTCAGAATATACCCCATCTGCATCCGGTTTTTCGTTGAAAATTTCTTCTCTGACTTCTTCCGGGAAAGAGTGCATACCCAAACTAACTGTGCTTTCACCATCAGACTTGGCCGACTCAATGATAACTCCGTCAGCATAAGCGGAAACTAATTCGCCTCCGGATTCAATTCCGATGTTGCGGAGACCTTTTGTTTGTAACGGTTCATCATATTCAAATGCTCCGCTCTCATCCATTTTCTGAATTGCAAAACCTAAATCCTTTACGTTAACAAATGCCATCGGTGTTTTTGCTTGTTTTACCAATTAAATCACTCCTAATTTTTAATAATAAAAAAGACAGCTCAAAGGCTGCCGAAATCTTCTCTGTATTCCTTCATTCCATACCGCCTGGCGATACGAAAAATCTTTGTTTCCTTGTCCCATTCATCGGGTCCGGTGGTTTCTGAAAAGCCGTTATCATCAACTAGTATCTTTCGGATTCTTTTAGCGACCAAATCCCTTGTTTTCCTGTTATCAGACCAAATATCAACTTGCACAAGGCTGTCTTCAGTTAAATAAACACCGTCTGCATAATCACCAATCTGATCTGTATCAATCGGATCAAATACAACGTAAGTGCCGCTAAAATCACCAGTGGACGGGTATTCATAAAATTTAATCCGATTACCCACATACTGATTAATCACGTCATCGGCAATTAAAAGAGAATACATATAATCAAGCATTAAATACCCCTCCTAACTGCTTCTTTTATGACACGTCTATATTCGTTTTGAGCGTTGCGCATAGCTCTTGCAACAGCGCCTTTACCAGATGGGTTCGGATTTTTAACTGTCCCCCATTCGTTAAGGTGGATGATGCGATAACGGTTATCTGGTCCGCGCCAGTGTATTTTGATTGTGCGAACACCCTTGACAACAATAATGTCTGATGCTGTTATCTCGTCGTGACTCGCACCAGTCTTTTTCCAACTAGAGAATTGGCGTTGTAGTTCTTTCACAAAAACATTAGCGCCTTTTTTTAATGCATCATCACTAATACGATTCATAGCAGACTTACCAAGGCGTTTTTCCAATTCGGCTATTAGTTGTGCTTCCCCTCTTGCTTTGACGCTCATTGTGTAGCCACCTTTGCGACAATATCAATAAAACGTCTGTCCTGCAGGTTAGGCTGAGAGGTGACGATGTTATATGCTAATCCTTTATAATCCACATCATCAATCTCTAAATAATGCATGTTGTTAGGTCTATAGTCAGCCTGTGGGTCGCGTATAGTGATAGTTAAATCCGATAACGTACCGTTGGATTTAGCAAGTTCGAGGTCTTTCAACCACACTCTGTCCACCTTACACATGCATTCATATAACACGCTCTTTGGTTTTTCTCCGGGTTCGGGGCCGTCGTTAGGCTCATATTCATAAAACGTCACAGGTGTACGTAATTGCCCGCTGTGTACTCTTGGTGGCTTATACTTAAAATCACGCATCAGTATCACTCTCCATTGGATACGCCATGTCAATCCCAAGTGCTGTGATATCACTTAAAAAGTTATTTTCAAAGTATTCCACAGCATCATTAAAAGCATATCGTGAGCGTTCCAAGACGAGTTCTTGACCTCTAATATCTATTTCAGAATCACCATCTAGTGAAAACTCACCGCACCTGCTAGACACATACACATAAGAAGAGGACAACAAGTCTTTTAATCTGTTGTCCTCCGCTTTATGCGATATAATCATTCTGTCTTTAAAACGTTTCAAAAATTCCTCTGATATCATGTTTATTCACCTTCTTCACCGTCTCCTGGATCCGGCTCTGGTTCCGGTTCCGGTTCAGTGAGCGTCAATACATGGGTGTCTGTGTAGTCACCATCATCTGTGGTTACAGTGGTTGTATATTCTCCTGCCGGCGTGCTTTCAGTCCATGTAATGTTTCCACTACCGCTTACCGCTAAACCGTCAGCATCCGGACTAATCGCATATGATACGGATTTATTTGTCGCATTGCTTGGTGATACAGTTGCGTTTAATTGACGATTCCCAGCCGCACCAGCATCTGCATTGGATGTCTTAGGTGATAATGTAATTCCCGTAACCGCAATTGGTAAAGTCGTAAATACAGGGATGTCCACTCTTTCGGATTCTCTGTCACCTTCAACTCTTACTGCTTGATATACTCCTGCTTCAATTTCTGTATTTGGTTCAACTCCAGTGATTTCAAGAGGGTTTTCACCCTCTGTTACCACTTCATCACCTCTATAAATTTTAAAAGGCATTCTAATCCTCCTTTACTTAAGATAAATTAATGACTGCCCCGTCAGTCGTTGGCGTGACATTATTAATATCGGGGGTTGTTACTCCCCCGACTCACCATCATCATTGGAGATGTCTACATCCAAATCATACAATTGCGCTGCATTGTTATCTTTCGGCTTACCTGTAGCAAACTGTTTTGCAATAAACAGGTCAGCATCTTCCAACGCTAATGTTTCAGTGTACCGTTTAACTTCAACGCCACCACCGATTGCTGCAACGTACTCATCTTTAACAAAGAACAGCGCTTTGCCTTTTGGAATAAACACAGATTCCGTCATAATCGGATTGAAAGGAAGATTAGTAGTGTAAACACCACTTGCAGTCTGTACCGTTGCATTTGCTTGAATATCAAACGTATCAAATGGATTAGTCACCATAACGATTTTCCCAGCTACGTTACGTGGACGTTCAGCTACAGAACCATCTGATTTCAAACGTTCAGCTAGTTTTTTTACAACGCCTTTAAGTTCATTTATGGTGGTGCGCCCAGGTTTAAAAGTAAGAGTACCCGCAGATTCTTTATCCGTAACAGCTCCATTATCGCCAACCTCTTTAAGTAACCCAATAGGTTCATTTTGAGATGGGCCTCCTCCCTCAACATAGCCACGCTCTAAACCGACAGTCATTGCTTCTGCAATGATAGTGCGCACATAACGTTCAACCCACGCAGGACCCAATTTAAGCATATCTTTTGCAATTGGTACAAATGCAGTTAATTTAAGCTGCTCGATTTTCTCTTTACGGAAAGTCGCATTTAACTGCCCTTTAATATCTCCAAATAATGGACCCCATACAGCTTGTCCAGTTGGATCATTGGAATAAATAAATTCCGTAACTGCTCCTAAATTTTGAATACCGATTGCAGATAGGAGAGGGTGATTATTTGTAATATCCTCAAAGATACGTTCCTGTGTAGTTTTTGGCAGTGTGTCAGTATCTTTAAAGCCACCCTCTTCAATTACAGCATTGAAAAACTTCGATTCTTCGGATGTCAATACGTTCTGTCCACGCTGAGACATAACCATAGCATCAGCATTTTGCATGTTTACTTCATTTAAAATCTGCCCGCGCACATCGTTCGCAAGTGCTTCAAGCATATTATTTAACGCAGTTGCTTGTTCTTTTTCAGTTCCATTCTGTGTGGCATCAGCAAATGCCTGTTTCTTTTCTTCAAAGTTGTTAAATTTAATTGTCATTAGGTAATGACCTCCTTATTTTATAAATTTAAAAAGAGCTTACTCATGTTTTTTTGAGTAGGCTCTTTTTCTGGTGGTTCGTTATTTTGTTGTGCAGCGTATTTCGCTACTAAATCATCTTTAAAATTCTCAACGGTTTCTTCTTCCTCTTGTGTATCATCAATTTCAATTTCTTCTGCTACTTCATCAGCTAATCCTAACGCAACGGCTTCATCAGCAGTCAGCCAAGTTTCATCTTTAAGCAATGTAACCAATTCATCATCGGAGCCAACGAAACGTTTTTTATACGAGGCACGTAATGCTGTATCAACCTTACGCAAGTCTTTGGCTGTCTTTTCAAATGCATCAGCGTTCCCATATTCAATGGTGCTGGCTTGGTGTACCATCATCATTGTGTTGCTTGGCATAATGACTTTATCACCCGCCATCGCAATAACAGACGCAGCACTGGCTGCCCAACCATCAACATGTACAATGATTTCCGCATCATGCTGTTTTAAGATATTACAGATAGCCACGCCATCAAATGCAGACCCACCGCCTGAATTAATGTGAACATGAATTTTTTCTGCTGATGTTTGTTGTATCTGTTCTAATACTCTTTCAGCATTGTTCTGCCAGCCTCCAATAAAACCGTAGACAGATAACTTATATTCGTTATCGGATTTTGCTTCAAAACGAATATCTCTTTTAAGATTAATTAACTTATTCATATCCGGTTTGTTCACTTATTCTCACCCCCTTTAAATATACAAAGGCTACTACCTGTAGCTAGGAGATAGTGACCACCTACCTTTCCTGTGATTCTTCATTACTTTCCACAACCTCGGAGTAGTTCTTTGTCATCACATACCTAGAATGAATTTCCTCACCGGTTTCTGGTAATTTAAATTTATCCCGCATTTCATCGCCATTCATGACACCAGTAGCGATTATCTTGTCAATGGCGGTAGCTAGATCGAATATGTCACGATAGCTTGGTCTGATTACTTCCAGATTCTCACCGTTTAAATAATCCTTTTTCTCAATGAATTTATTATTTAATTCATCGCTAATCTTTTCGATAATCGGATCTATACAGAAAAACATAAAATTCCTTGTCTGTTTCTCCACATCGGCCATCTCCCCGTGAATGAGAGAGGGAGGGATGCCCAGTGCTTTAGCTACCTGGTCAAGAAATGCGTTGTTTGCTTTGTTAATATCATCAATTGATTGACCAGACCCAACAGCACCTTTTGAATGCTCCTCATACTTGAAACCTTTTTGTTGAGGGAATATAGCGAAAGCTTTTGTTCTCACTACCCCATAAAGGTCATTGATAAATTTCTGTAGCCTATTACGACCTTCTTCACCTTTTTGTGTAGTTGTATCCACGTCTACACTTGCTCGTATTTGGTTTTTGTGTTTCTGAAATTCCAACAATCTACCAATCAATTCGCCGTAATCATCATAAACGGTATCTATTAATCTTGATAAATTTACATTGCTGTACTCAATAAAAATAACCTCACTCATCCGAAACGTCCGCTGGAAAGTAAAGTTATTTATTGTCACATCTTTAAATATATCTTCTACAAGCCCATATTCGATGCGATTGTAATCATCAGCGATTAATAAATCGCCTGTATCCGATTTAATAATTAAGCACGCCTTAGCATCTACCATTTTGTGGATAACATTCTGCCAAAATATAGCCGCTGATTGGTTCTGATTCGGTCTGACGTTTAATTTATAATACATTTCGTCTTTAACTGTCTTCTTATCTTTTCGAACCCTAAACTCTGACTGACTGATGGTTCTTCCAATAAAATCCACGCACGTTTGTACTGCCAACTTTTTTTGATGGATTCGCTCGGAAGTCGATTCAATTAAATCTAAATCATACATTTGTTCCAGCTCTTTATTTTTCCTGAGTAAATCAAATAATCCCAATGCCTCACCTCCTTAAAAACTAATTTCATCCAAGAAGAATTCTTCTTCCTCTTCCAATATATTATCTGCTTGCCATAAGGCATGGATAAACGCTTGGAACCCATCTGTCTTACGTCTCACTTCGTCTTTCTTCAAATACTCTTTGTTGCTGTCTTTTTTTATGCGTACGTAAACATTATTTACGTACCATCGCATCATAGGGTTGTCCCCGAAAATGATATTGTGTTTAGCAAACAAAGTTTCCACCCGCGGAGCCAATTGAGCGTGGATAGCTTTTGGATTACGAATATATATCAATTCAAAACCTTCTGCTTCCAGTGCTGATTTAACTAAATCCAAACGGAACGTATCTGCTACAATTCTGTGTAATCCGTATCGCTCACGCATATCACAAAACCAATTCACGATATGTTTAATATCAATTACAGGTTCATCCACTACGGTTAGTAGACCCTCATGCTCCCAATCATAAATAGGTGCTTTTAATTTAACGTTATCCAAAAATCCCTTACGGACAAATGAATGAGTTTTCCAGATGTAATCATCACCGACTTTAAACAATAACCCTACCGCGGCAAAGTCTTTGATACTAGCAAAGTCTAATCCACCTACGCACGTTTTATGTTCTAATTCCGGCATCGGTCTATTAGTCGCCTTTATGTCTTCCCACGAAGCGACTGTTTGTGTGGGGTCAACTTCTGGCAGATTCATTCGTTTTGTCATAAACTCCATGCGGTTGCTGGGGTTGTTTACAAGCTGTTTAAACTGTGTTTTAACTTTCCTAAATAACCCCTTACCGTAACTACTCATCGGTTCGCAGAACATTGGGTTGGCTTTCGACCAAGCAGTAAAATCATCTACCTCTTTCGGGTCATCAATCTTGCATATAAATGGAAACATCGGATCATCTAATTCTTTACCTTCCAGGATGTTCATAGCGCGTTCTTTTGTCTTGTCCAAGAAACCTTCACGCACAAATCCATCTGTGCCGATAAAAAATTCCCTGCCGTTGTCCACTTTACCAAGCCCGCTAGAAAATACATTCACTGTATCGTAATTTTCATATTGGTGAATTTCATCGTATATTATGCACCCATCTCTAAGGCCATCTTTTGTATTTGCATTTGATGTATGATACTGCACAATGCTTTTCGTATCATTACCCAGTATTTCAACCTTAGTTCGATAAAACATATTTTCTAAAACTTTTTTACCTTCAATGACATCATATATTTCCCTGAAGGATGTCTTCGCCTGTAGCTCACTATTCGCTACGATCGATATATTGTAGCGATTAATCCCATGCAGTGGACTAATAAAAAAATGTGCCAACGCTGAAATAAAACCGTTCTTCCCTCCGCCTCTCGCCATCATAATTAAAAATTGCTCATAAAAAACAGCGCCGTCTTTGTAAAACAAAA